ATCAAGGCAGGCGGGACCACAACCTACACCTTAAGGCTCGATAAGGAAGACCGCCTCATCATAGACACAAAAGTCACGCAGACTAAAAAGGCGAGATTTTGAGCAGGTCAATAGTCCAGATATCCGGCAGAAAAGAATGTTATTTCTGCAGGGCTCTGGCAGAGGAGGAGGGATATTATGGAGACCTTACCGATAAAGGGCTCCATAAACATCACATAATGCATGGAACCGCAAACAGAAGGCTTGCAGATAAATACGGTCTGTGGGTATGGCTTTGCCCTGAACATCACGAGCTGGGGCCTGAAGCAGTACATAGAAACCGCAAGATTGACCTTCTACTCATCCGGATAGGTCAGAAAGCCTTTGAGATAGTGTACGGCCATGCAAAATGGATGGAAGTATTTGCAAAGAACTACATTGACGGGGGATGAAAGCATGAAGAAGAGAGTACAGACAGATGAATACGGTTTAGAGCTCACAAAAGAAGAGCAGGAAGAAGCAGACAGGATAGCAAGATCTGCCTGGGATGCAATCACAAAGCCACAGATTAAGAAGAAGGGAGGCTGGCCAAAGGGCAAGCCGAGGAAACCTGTAGGAGAAGAAATGGAAGAAAAGAAGGAAATTGCGCCGGCACAAATTGTTGTAAAGGCAGATATATCTGAAGAGCAGGCCAAAGAGCTGAAAAAGAAGATGCTTGAGGAGCCTCCGCAGATAATGAAAGAACCAAATGAAGTAATGATTCCCATCGCAGTCAAAGAAGCTCTCGAAGACAAACTCGAAGCGCTTGATCAGGAGATAAGGACCTACCAGAAGGACATAGATGAGAAGAAATCACAGATATCAAAGTTGGAACAGAGGTACAAAGTAATAGCTGACTATATAACGAAAGGAAATTAAGTATGTTTGAGAAATTCGGGGAATTTACTAGTTTTGAAGAAATCAATAAGAAAGCAGAGGAACTTAAGGCAGCAGGAGACAGGGAAGGACTTTTGAAACTTTGCGAAGAGAACGGAATCGATCGCGAGGATGGAGAGGACTATATGAGCGGAGTCGTGGATGAACTTACAACACTTAAGCTCGCTGCTATTGGAAAGATCACAGTAGAGAAGGCTGACCTTAAGACCAAGGGAATGGTAAATGATTGGACAGATATCATCATTCAGATGATTGAAGAGGATGAGAAGCTGGCAGCAGCTGTCAGATCTAAAGGAAAACCTCTCTACAAACTTTTAGGAATACTGTTAAAACATGGATTCGAAATCAAAGAGAAGCTTGACGACAGGATTGTAAAGGCTGCAAAACTCGATCCGCCCATCTACCTGGGTATACCTTCCAGTAAGGACGTGAAAGAAAAGGCAAGGGAATATTACCTGGGAGGTAAGGAATGATTGCATATAAAGGATTTAACAAGGATATGACCTGCACTTTCGGAAAAGGAATATTTCAGTACGAAGTAGGCAAAACATACACAGAAAAGTATGCAGACGCCCATGAGAGAGGATTTCACTGTGCTCAGAATCCTCTCGACTGTCTTAAGTGGTACGGAGACAGACAGGACAAGATATGCATCGTTGAGGCAGCAGGTGATATATCAGAGGATGGTCAGGACACAAAGATAGCCTGTACCAAGATGAAGATCCTGAGAGAGCTCACGCGCCACGAATTTGTCTGCGAATGCATCAAATATATAGCAAGACATCCGGATCTCGAACACACAAGGGTCAACAATGACAAGGGCACTGCCATAAACGGCTTTGTAATCGTCAAGGGCAAGGATCCCAAGGCCAAGGGTAAGGACGGAGATATCCTAGGACTCATTAAGACAGAGGGCAATGCAATCACAGCGGCAGCAGTCTATGTCGTTGGAGAGGATGTAAAAGCAGACACCTATAAAGGAATTGAGTAGGAGGTGCCTGATGATAAAGAGAGATTTAAGAGCACTTCGCTCACTGTATGCCACCAAAGAGATGATCGAGAAGGCAAAGATGCTAAAAGGAGAGCACTCCTCGGCAGGATATAACTATAAGACGCAGCGATACGAAAGTAAGCTGCACACATACAAATACGCATATTATGGCAGGGTTCAGAACCTTGAGGGCTATGTGAAGGTATCGCTGTATAAGGTCAAGGACCTGCGAAATGATATAAGGACACCCTTTGCGGAGGTTTTCATAGATCCCTGGAACAGAGATTACATAACAAGGGAGTGGGACGAGGATGGCTCTGAAAAGTGGAGAAGCTGCAAGATAGACAGTATTATAAATTTTTACAGGCCATGGTACTCATATACCGATTTCGATGAGACATGCTGGCTAAACAGAGACGCACTGAAAACAATAAAGACAGTACTCGGCACAACTAAAAAAGGCGTTGAAGGCATCCTACAGTTTCAGGAGGGAGTCAGGGCAGAAAAGATAAAAGAAAAGGACAGGAAAACAACCGATGCCTGGGATGAAGAGATGGCAACCGTTCCGGAAGTTCCCGAAGACTTTTATCAGTGGATCAAGAAAGACGGCATAAAACAGCACTATCTCTTCTATGACTCAGATAAAGAGAAAGGTTACTGCTCGAGATGTGATAAGTATATAAAGCTTAAAACATTCTTACCTTATAAGGCTTTTTCACCTGTACACAACAAAAATGGGAAATGCCCTGAATGTGGAGCAAAGATCATATACAAGCACGTAAACAGAATGAGTCAGTGCCTTAGTTCTGCACAGCAGATAGGAAAAAATGGAGCAGAACTTGTACAGTACAGCAAAGGGCGGATAATCGCCAGACAGTTCCTGATTACCCTAAGATACAGAGGAAAGGGCTGGGAGAGCGCTGAAAATCCTATATGGGACATTCACGAGGTGACAAGGTATATAAGAGGCGAGGATTATATACACAAATACCTTTTTACAAACTGGAAAAACAAAGGTCTCAGATGGGCTTTGTATGATGATTATTTTGCCTGTGGTACCGGAAGAATATATTATGAGGGCTCAAGAAAAGACCGAAAACTGATATCAAAATTCAGCGCTGTCCCCGCAATGCTTGACAGAAACAGGGTCGAAAATAACCTAAATATATTTAGCTATCTTGAAGAAGAAAAGAGGTATCCGGTGCTTGAACAGCTCTACAAGGCAGGATGCAAGGCGTTATTCAGAGCAGTGAACATAGGAATGCTTTCAGAGCATGAATTCGATAATGACAAGACCAGTCTAATCGGAAAGCTAAAACTCGACAACATGCGTTTCAGGAGACTCCAAAAAGGAAACGGAGGAAAATTCTGCTATCTGTGGCTCCGGCAGGAGAAAAAGGATAACACGATATATGATGACAGCTTTATCAAGGATATGGAGGAACATCAGATATTTCCAGGTGATTTTGACAGGATTCCTCTGGAGATATCATATAGGAAAAAATATAACTACATCCTCAGGCAGGACCCTGTTGATCTTAGAGGAACTATCACAAAATGGAGAGATTATCTGTTAATGGCAGAAAAGCTAAAGATGGATATTAAAAACGGAAAGCTCGCAATGCCTAAAGAACTCGACAAAGCCCATAACGAGCTTATAAACATTATTCAGCGCGGAAAGATAGAGGATCAGGTAAAGAATCTCAGAAAAAAATACAAGAATCTTGTTAGCGTAATAAAGACACTAACAAAATATGAGTATTCCGGAGAGAAGTTCTGCATCGTAGCGCCCACAAAGATAGATGACATCATCTTAGAGGGCATATCTCTTGGTCACTGCGTCCATACCTGTGAATACTACTGGCAGAGAATGAATATCAAGGAGACATACATCTTGTTTCTTAGAAGGGCAGACACTCCGACAGTTCCATGGTATACACTGGAGGTCGAACCTTCTGGGAACATCAGACAGAAACGCACAACAGGCGACAAACAGAACAGGGACTTAAAGGCAGCAAATGCATTCTTGAAGGAATGGCAGAAGGTCATACAGAAGAGGCTCAGTAAAGAAGACAAGGTTCTGGCCAAGAAGAGCGACGAGAAGAGAAAACAGGAATATAAGGATCTTCGTGCAAACGGCAACAGAGTATGGCATGGAGTACTGAAGGGAGAACTTCTTGCGGACGTTCTTGAGAATGATTTTATGCCGGTTGATAACGATTTTGAGCCGATTGATAACAAGGAGGAATGCCTGCAGACGGCAGCAGGCTAAGGATAAATGGTTACAGATATGAGTAAAGTAGACCAGGCACAGGGATTAAGGGATGCCATGGCAGCAGTCAGGAATTATAACACCTTCAAGGCAGAGTTTGATGAAGAGATCCATAAGGCAGCAGACAGCTATGTGAGGATAGGATTCCTGCTCATAGAAGCGAGAGATACCGGGATTCTTGAGGGAAGCGGATATGCGACTATGTCCGATTTCGCCAAAACAGAATACGGACTCTCACCGGATCAGACAAGCAGATTCATCTCTATATGTGAGAGATTCGGAGATTCAGAGGGGCACTTAAAAGACGGTTATGAGGACTTTGGCCAGACCAAGCTCATAGAGATGTTATCCCTTCCGGATTCCATAACAGAGTCGATATCTCCGGAACTCACAAGAGAAGAGATAAGAGATATCAAGAATGAAGTAAAGGAAGAGAACAAGATCACACCCATAGAAGCTGCACTGGAGCCGTCAGCAGTTCCGGAAAGCTTCAACGACCTTGAGAAGTTCCTGTGGACATTCTTTGAAGAGAATCCCGAGATCTTCATAGAACTGGCAATGCAGATCGACAATATGTCTCCCGGTCCTGATAAGGAGAAAGAAATTCTTATAGATAACCTTACAAACGACGGTATAAAGGTTCTGCAGGCAAGAGTTCCAAGGATAGGAAGACTGATGCTTTCATTTACGGGCGCAGGTAACAATCCGGCCCTCGTATATGTCAGAGAAGATAAGAGGCAGGAAATCGGATGGCATGAACTGTATGAAGCTATAGAAATGAGAGTCAGCAACGAGGAAAGCCTTGAAGATGATCCCAAGATGAGATGGGAAAAGGCATACGGAAAAGAATTTCCGAAAATTGCGCCGGCGCAAGTTAAAGAAAGTACGCAAAGCCAGTCACAGACTAACTTTGAACAAAAATCAAGGTCAGCTCAGCAAGTTAAAAAATCTGAAAGCACCAAAGAGCGCAAAGTTAGTCAGGGACTGGAAGAGAAGGATACAGGCAAGGAAGAAAGCAAGGCACCGACTAACTTCGAGGGAAACAGCAAAGAGGAAGAAGTACCGGAAAGTAAGTCAGAGACTAACTTTGAAGGCATGAACCCTCCCACTGAAGAAGAGGAAAAAAGTGAAGATACCCCGGTAGGGGAACTCACTCATTACGACAGGGCACAAAGAGCAGCAAAAGCTCTGGATGAGCAGATAAATCTCTTCATACTGAATACCGAGCCCGGGCTTATCGCTTCAGAGATTCAGGATCAGATGGACAGGGTGGAGAAAAAGATCGCCACATGGCGGAACATTATGATCGAATGGAGGAAGAGCAGAGAATGAGACAGGCACAGACGAAAGAAGAAAAACAGGCCAAGTGGGATAGGATCACAGCCGTATTAAACAATCTTAAGGATTGGTCCTGGGATGTTATACCGCAATACAAGATTGAGAAGGAAGACGCCGAGGTCATCATCGAAGCTCTTGAGCATCAGAGGATCAATATCATGCTTCCGCAGATGACATCAGTAAAAGTAGACGCCGAGGTCTTAGATAAATGGAAAGAGCGGGCGGAAAAAGTACTTCTCAACTACGATCGAAGAAGCCCGGATGAGTAAGGAAATGTTTGAGGCAGCAGCTATTCTGTGGGTTATAGCGTTGATAGCCATATGGGCTTCAGCATAAAAGGCGGGTGATGCCATTGGACAAATAGAAAAAGGTCTCATAAGGAAATTATCACACACTAAGCCTCAGGAAATCCCTGAGGCAGCAGTCAGTATCCCTGCGCAGCATAACCATTAATGATTCAAAGAAAATTTGACTACAATGCTGTGCAGGTTTACACAAAGGAGAGATATGGGAAAAGGGTTTTATATAGCTGCGAATGAAGATATAGCATATGGCTTTTCATTTGCCATTGTATATATTCCGCAGCACAGGGATTTTCAGATATCGATAATGTTTGGCAACCAGATGGTGGCAATAGGATATAAGTTTTAATTCAACAAATAAGTTAGCAACTAATCGGAGGGTATGCAATGAAGAAAATTATCTCAGTGTTGATGGCACTTGTAATAATGGTAACCGTATTGACAGGTTGTGAGGATGAGGCGAGCGTAGCGAGCTACAACATTAGTAAAGAAGCTGACAACTTTAACATATACAGGAAAGTTACAATCATAAACAACCAGTCAGATGTAGTGATGCTGGAATTCGAAGGATGGTGTTCTATCAACAAGGATAACAACGATAATCAGTTAGAAATCACATACAGAGTTGGGCAGGATGAGTATTACAAGGATTTTGTAGGGTTAAATGACAGGACTACGTATTTGATTACTCAGGTCGATGGTTCCAACGTAGATAAATATCACTATGAATGGCTATATCACTCAAAAGGGGATTTAATACCCATCGAAATAAAAGATGCGGATAAGTAAAAAACTATATGATCAGATAGGTAGAATGTATAATACCACAGCCGTATAAGGCAGATATGAGGGGTGAGGAATGATTGACGAGATTTTTAAAGTAATGAAACACTTTGGCGGAAGTTATATAAATTCGTGTGGTGAGTTGATTATCTCTGACAGAGGAAATGTTTATTTTACGGCAACTGATTGTAAGGACAAGGGAGACGTTATATGCAAATTGCTTGAATGGTGTTCAAGACCGATTGCAAAGGGAGAACCATACGCCACAAATAAGAGGAATATTGAGTGGAGAAACTCTTTACTTTGTGGCTATAACAATTATCTCGGCACTAACTTTACGCAAAATGATATGTATTGGATATATGAAAAACTCGGTAATGCAGTAAACCATGAATTGACGCTTGAATTTATTCATAGCAACTTTGATTTATCGCTTATAAGACCACAGGAAAGTGAGGCATAAATGGATAAAGAGTGGGAAGTTGAAGCAACCATAGAGATTAAAACATCATTTTTATGCGACACAAAGGAAGAAGCAGAGAAAGAAGCACATAAATATTTGTCGGAATTATGCCAAGGCTTATACCCTGATTGTTGTTCCAACAGCTACGAAATTGAGAACATATATAGCTGTACAGAGGATTGAGCCACAGGAAAGTGAGGGAGTATGACAAGAGAAGAATTAAAAAGCCATTGCTTAAAACAAATTGAAGGCTGTGAAATGTGGGCGAGACTCAAGGGCGAAGAACCGCATGGAAAAATCTATGAAGAACACAAGCTGATATTAGAGTTATTAGAGAAAGAGCCAAGATGGATTCCTATTATAACTAGAAAACCAACTGAGGAAGAAAAGAAAGATTACTTCGAGCAGAATGGCGAAGAATTATGTTACATGATTGATAGTCCAATGCCAGATAACGGACAAGAAGTATTGGTAAGTGTCGGCGATTATGTATCGGAAGATGTTTTTGATGAAGATTTTTATAATTTCGAAAACAACGATATTGAAAATGTAGATGCATGGATGCCAAAACCAAAGGCATATGAGCTACAGGAAAGCAAGGGATAAATATGGCAGATATAGAATTAGCAATCAAAATATCAGAAGATTCCTATAAAGCAACTTGTAATGGATACATGTTACCATCAGATGTTGAAGATGTAGTCAATGCGATTAAGAACGGCATACCACTTCCTAAAGGGCATGGAAGGCTGATTGATAGTGATAAACTTGATACAAGACTTAATTTTGTATTAAATCATACAGGTGGATATAAAGACACACCAATAGGCACAGGTATTGTAATTGCTATGGCTGAAAATTTGGATGCTCCGACAGTATTAGATGCGGAGGCAGGAAGTGAGCCGCAAGAAAGTGAAAAAGGCTATTCAGATGGCGTTAATGAGGTTCTTGACAAGGTAAGAGATGAGATATTAGACAATACTTTTTCAGTAGTTAATCCGAATAACACATACGAATATATAAATGTTATAGACCTTGATAGCATAGATGAGATTCTTGGCAAGTACAAATCAGATAGTGAGGATAAGAAATGATTTTAGCCTTAAAAATAATTATACAGTTATTACTAGCATTAGGTGGTTTAATCTTGATGGGATTTCTTGGAGCTATGATTTATGCATTTTGCTTCATGGTAATTGGTAAAGGAGCAGACGATGGGAATGACGATTGAATTAATCGTGGTTATATTACTAATTCCGGGCTATATCTGTTTAGCATATACTTTGAAGCAAGTAGCAACGTATACGAACGGATATATCAAGGGCTTTAACGATGCAAAAAGAATCTATGAAAGCCATAAATGAGATGGAGGATAAGGTATGAACATGACGGCAATAGCAATTACAGCAATTATCTGCGTAACAATAGCATACATCAGTACAAGGACCAGGAAATAAAAAGCATTGAGGGGCAGCAGGGGATGAAAAATAATTCAAGGGAAAACCTGGGGACAGAGGTTGCTTCTCGGGCAGCAGGTTGTATGAGAGGGGAGACGAAGATGAGCAAATACAGAGCGCCTAGCAAATCAAACAAATATTACATTCCCACAGAGGACTATATCACAGCGATTCATTGGTGCCTTAGATATCCGCTGTGGGTATCTGAGCTGTCCGTTGAACCGGACACTTCAAGAGCCATCACCTACGATCAGGATAAGGTACAGACATCAGGAGATTATGATCCTACAGTTGAACTGGCTATGAAAAGGGCAGAAATATATCGGAAAAAGGAGCTGTTGGAGAATACAATCCGCGAATGTGCCCCTGAAGAACTATTTCACTTCATGCTCTTACACGTAGGCCATGGAAGGACATATTATCAGCTGGTGAAAGAAGGACTCAATATTTCAGAATATGAATTCCGTAAGTACAAACAAAAATTTTATTATGAGATTTCTCAAAAAATATAAACTCGCCGATTGAGGGACGTAAAAATGTTATATGATGATATCGGAGAATTGAGAGAGAAGAACTCATAAGACCTCATAAGAAAATCATTAGACAGACCCACCGGACACTACCCCGGTGGGTTTTGCCATGCATAAAATTGCGCCGGCGCAATCGGATTGCTTTTTAAGCCCAGCGATTTCACGAAGCTTGCTATATGATGATTCAAAACCATACATCATGACCTATTGACTACTAATAGTTTGTCACCTCCTTTCACTTACTCGACAACTCAGCAAAGTTAGTCTGTAAGCGGATTACAAGAAATTTAAAATTTCTTGTAAATAAGTGTTGACATAGGGCGCACCCTATGATATTATAATATTGTCCCGAGGGGATAATACTTAGAAAGGAGGTAAATGGATGGCTAAAAAGAAGCATAAAAAGAAGCACTTAAAAAAGAAAATACTTTGGTGGTTAACAGCTCTCAGCCTAGCAACTGCGACAATAACCAACATAGTAAGCCTCTTTAAATAAGTGCTTCGGGTAGGTGGTTATCAACATCACCACCTACCTGCATTATAAGCCATCTGAAAGAAATATACCATGAAAAAACAAATTATTTATGCGCAGATTGCAGCTTTGTTATGCACAATTTGCAGTACAATTAGGACGGGGATATCAATCCTAAATGTATTTACGGTTGTTCTATTAGCTATTTCTCTAACCCTAAACATACGTGAGGGGGTGAAATAATTGCCTATAGGAGAGCCAGAAAAACAAACTATTGCCACACGTAAGTATCAGCAAAAAGTTGGACTTATAGCAAAATCGTATAAAATAAAAAAAGATGTGGCAGATAGATTCGCTACGGCTTGCGAAAAAGCTGGAGTCAGCCAAGCGGCTAAAATTACAGAGTTGATGGAGCAGTTCATTAGCGAAGTAGAAAATTGAATATGTTTATAAAAGGACTGGAGCAATTCAGTCCTTTTATATTGCATATAAAGAGGATAACGATATGACAAAGGGAGCACTTAACGTCACATTTCAGAATGAGGCTCAGGTTGTAAAACAATTGAATAGTCTGCCTGATGGTGGCGAGAAGGCACTCAAGGGAACTATTAACCAGTTACGCACAAGGACACCTGCATGGGTAGCCCAGGAGGTATCCAGTGTATACGGTATTAAGAAGGCAGAGATAAAACAGTCTGCATCTAAGGAGGGGGCTGGATCAGTATCACTCGCAGGCAAGACAGTAGACAGTTTATATCTTGTATATAAAGGCAGGGTGTTAACGCCTACCCATTTCGGTATGACCCCCAAGGCACGCCCTGCAGGGAATAGGCGGTATACAGTCAAGGCATCTATATTCAAGGGACAAAAGAAAGCCCTTGGCTCAAAGGTATTCCTTGGAGCTTCAGGAAGTGAAGGCACAACACACATTCCTTTTCAGAGAGAAACATCTGCAAGGCTTCCAATCCAAGCAGTAAAGACGCTTTCAATTCCTCAGATGATTGACAATGAGAAAGTCAACGCCGCCATCTATGAACGAATCGAAACAGAAGCTGCAAAAGTTTTAGAAAATCAGATTAAACGATTCATGAAATAGAGCAGAGAGAGGAGAGGGGTAGGAGTGAAAATTTTCGCGTAGCAGTGTGGAGAGTAAGAAAGTAGCGTAAAGGTACTGTCAGCCAGACTTTTATGACTGCGGTGCTGGCGAGTGCAATTTCCTCTTAGTTTTTGAAAAAAATTTTTGATCATTTCGTTTCGTTTGCAAGGAGCTAAAATGCAGAAGGTAGACATAGATGGTGAGGTGTGGGTACCGACAAGGAAGCTTGCCTCATGGTTAGATCTGACAGACAACAGAATAAGACAGCTGGAAGATGAAGGATACCTCACATCTAAAACCGAGAGCGGGAAAAAGAAATTTAATCTCAAGGAATCAGTGAGGATTTACATAGAATATCTGAAGAGACATAAAGAGAACCCGGTGCTTGAGGTCATGGATGACGAGGCCAGGAAGCTTAAGGCAGAGGCTGATCTTAAGGAAGCAAAAGCAGCAATTGAGCAGATGAAGAAAGCTGAACTTGAAGCCACAATGCATAGGTCTGATGATGTGGAAGCAATTACAACAGATCTTGTCATGGCAGTAAGGGCGGAGCTCCTGGCACTTCCTGGAATGCTCGCTGTAGATGTGGCATCGGCTCAGTCAGCTTCTGAGGCAGCAGGCTTTATAAAGAAGGCTGTAAACGAAATTTTGAACTCGCTCAAGGATTATTCCTATAATCCGGAGGAATATAAGAAGATGGTAAGAGAAAGAGAAAAGTGGATGAGTGAAGAAACAGACAAAGAAACAGACGAAAACAGTGAATAATGAGCTTTCGGGTGATATGAAACGCTTGCAGACAGTGATTTCAAGAGCCTGTCAGCATTTCAAAGCACCTGAGAACATTACTGTGTCTGAATGGGCGAACAAATACAGAAGGCTTTCATCCGAGAATTCTGCAGAGGCAGGACGATGGAAGACATCAAGGACGCCCTATCTTAAGGATATTATGGACAGCTTCTCCGATGACAGGATCAACCGGATAGTTGTGGTTGCTTCGTCACAGGTCGGAAAGACTGAGATGTTGCTTAATCTTCTCGGCTATGTGGTGGATCAGGATCCTGGACCGATAATGTACACGCTGCCAACGAAGGATGATGGCGAAGACTTCTCGAAAAGAAGACTTTCGGCCATGATAAGAGACACCGTTCCGGTCAGAAATAAAATGGCCAAAGCGAAGGGACGCGATTCAAATAATACGATTTACAAGAAATCATTCCCAGGAGGAATGCTTACTATAACCGGTACCAATGCACCGCGAGAGCTCGCATCGGTACCGTCAAGATATGTTTTTGGAGATGAGCTTGACAGATGGGCAAAGTCAGCAGGCACTGAGGGCGATCCTTGGAGCCTTTTGGAAGCCAGAACGTCAACGTTTTACAATTCGAAGATGGTAGCGGTATCAACGCCGACAATTAGAGGAGACAGCAAGATAGATGACTTATTTAAACTAGGAACGCAGGAATACTGGTCTGTACAGTGCCCTGACTGCGGCGAGTATTCATACATAGAATTTGATAATATCCGTTTCAAACACCACGAAATTCAGAACGGAAGAGATATACAGTATATCGTGGATGAAGTAGGCTGGGTATGTCCTAAGTGTGGATGTTACCACGATGAGCAGACAGTAAAGCATCAGCCGATGCGATGGGTAGCAGAGAGCCCTGAGGCAATAAAGAACGGAGCAAGGTCCTTCTGGATAAACGGCTTTTCAAGTCCATGGCTTCAGTGGAGCCATATTGTAACAAGGTTTTTGGAGGCAAGGAAGGATCCTGAAAAACTTCAGACAGTCTACAACACACTGTTCGGCCAGCTGTGGGAGAACAGAGGCGACCTCGAAGACGAGGAGACAATCGCCAACCGTGCCGAGGATTACGGAGCCGAGCTGCCCGACGGTGTGTTGTGTCTTACATGTGGAGTTGACACCCAGGACAACCGCCTCGAATACGAGGTCGTAGGATATGGATTTTTTGAAGAGAACTGGGGAATTGAAAAAGGTATTATTGACGGGAATCCGGCTGATGATGAAACATGGTACAAGCTGGATGGAGTCATTGACAGGGTATACCGGTATAAAAACGGGCAAGGTATTAAAATCGGGCTCACATTCGTAGATTCAGGCGGGCACTATACACAGGAAGTCTATGAGCAATGTGCCATGCGGATAGGCAAGAGAGTATTCGCAATAAAAGGTGCAAATAAACCGGATACACCATATACATCACCGCCTAAAAAGGCGAAATACAATACCGCAGCGCACCACAGCGGTACGACATGGTTCTACCTCATCGGAGTAGATGCAGGTAAGGAACATATAATGTCTGGGCTTAAAGTAAAAGAGCCTGGAGCAAGAATGAGTCATTTTCCTTTAGACAGAACGAAGGGATATGACTCTCTTTATTTCAGCGGACTTTTATCAGAACATATGGTTCGCAATCAGAAGGGGGAGTGGAGATGGGAGAAGATACCCGGGCATGAGCGCAACGAAGCTCTTGACTGTAGGAATTACGCCAACGCGGCTTTTAAGGTACTCCATCCCAACATGGACAGGCTTAATTATTTAAGACTCCACCCTGAAGAGACTACAAAAAAGCCTGCGCCGGTAAAGAAAAAACAGCAGAGAAGGCGCAGAGATTTAGGAGAGGATGATTGGTAATGGCAAATTATGACGGTAAAACAGAGCACGGAATACCTTATATTGTCTCACTTTATAGCGCCAACTTTGAATACGAAACAACTATCAATGATCTTGACGGACTCGTTACTACTAGAAAGTCCGTCATGTCAGGTAGCGGAGCAGTCACCTCATATTCACTTGGAAGCCGGTCAGTTACAAGACAGGCAATGAGCGCGACAGAGGTGCTTCAGACGTGGAACAAGCTGATGGCAAAAAAGAGAGAGCTTGAAGCAGGAAGAAAGCCCCGCAGGGCGATGGGCGTAGTACTGCGCGACTGGTAAATCATGGGTGTAGCGTGTATACACGTTATGCTGGGCTGAGGCTTTAGCAGGTAATACCTGCCCCTTTCACTCAGCCCAATAATAAAAGGAGATCACGATGCCGGATTTATTTATAAATGGCACTAAGGGCTACGGTTCAGCAGGTGCGAGCACAAGAAAAAGATCTACCAAAGGCTTTAAAGCTGTATCAGGAAGCCCGAGGGAGGATATCGATTACAACAATTACACACTAAGGCAGCGCGGAAGACTGATGTATATGGGAAATCCCATAGCCACATCGGCCATCAAGAGCAGCCGAACCAACACAATAGGGCTTGGACTCAAACTAAATCCACGACCCGACGCGGAATTTCTCGGAATGGATGAGGACGAGACGGCGGAATGGGTGAAGGCAGTAAAGCGCGAATTTGGTCTCTGGGCTGATAAAAAAGAAGCCTGCGATGCTACAGGAATTAACAATTTCTATGAATTTCAGCAGATGCTGATGTCGAGCTGGTTGCAGTCAGGAGATGTATTTATTTTGTTACAGAACAGAGAGCCGACACCGAAGCTTCCATACAGGTTAAGACTTCGCGCAATCGAAGCTGACAGGGTGGCAACGCCACAGGAAAGCGGGCTCGCTTTTGATATATCGTCCACTACCGGGAAAAACAAACAGAATGGAAACCCGATATATGACGGAGTAGAGATAGATTCAACAGGCTGCGCTGTAGCATACTGGATCAGAAATACTTACCCGTTTGAGATCGTGGACGTTCCCACGAGCTTTAAGAGGATAGAGATCACAGGGGAAAATACAGGGCTCCCGAATATGCTTCAGATAGTAACCACAGAACGCCCGGATCAGTACAGAGGGGTGACATTCCTTGCGCCGGTAATAGTAGAGCTCTTGAACATAAACAGGTACACAGAGGCGGAGATCACGGCGGCGGTTATTGAATCATTCTTTACGGCATTCATCAAAACGGCCGCAGAGGATCCCGGAGATATGCCATACAACGAGGTCGGGGCAGGATACCCCGAACAGGAAGCAAGCTATGATCCTAACGAGTATGAGATGGGACCGGGGCAGATAAATGTAATGAATCCCGGAGAAGATGTAACGTTTGGAGATCCCAAAAGGCCTGCAAATGGTTTTGAAGGATTTATAAACGCGATTGCAACTCAGATAGGAGCAGCACTTGAGATTCCGAGGGAGATCCTGTTGAAGTCTTTCACGGCATCATATTCAGCATCAAGAGCTGCGCTTCTGGAAGCGTGGAAGAGCTTTAATATGTACCGCACATGGTTTGTCAATGATTTTTGCAAACCTGTGTATGAAGTATGGTTTACCGAAGCTGTTGCAAGCGGAAGGATATACGCCCCAGGCTTTTTCGACGATCCGGCGATAGCGGCCGCATGGCTTGGCTCTGAGTGGATAGGACCTTCACAGGGTATGCTTGATCCTACAAAGGAGATACAGGCAGAACAGCTTGCGTGCTCAATTGGATTCAGTACGTATGCTGACAGTGCATTAAGGCTAAATGGAAGTGACTTTGACAGCAATATTGAACAGCTTGCAAGGGAACATGCAAGGATAACGGAACTTCTAGGCAGCACAGGGCAGCAGAACACTGTAAAAACCACTGAAACATCAAAGAAAAATAGCGATAATTCAGAAGAAAAAGACGACGATACAGAAGATGATTCAGACTGGGATGACGGCAGAAAAAGATAAGAAAACGGTCAAAAAATAACGAAAAAAGGAGAAAAAACATGCCAAAACTTATGAATATGCATCCAAATTTGATGCCATACGTGATCAATAAAGCTGAAGATGGCAAGTCAGCAAAAGTGAATCTCTACGGTGAGATTGTTGAGGAGGTGCCTGTCGACTGGTGGACAGGAGAGAAAATTTCAGGACTTTTTATAGAGTTAAAGAGCTTTTTGAACGATATAGAGGCTTTATCCAATATGGATGAGGTCTTTTTTTATATCAATTCCGTAGGCGGAAACGTGGATGCAGGCATATCCATATTCAACAAAATAAGAGCACTTAAAGCTGAAACCACAACAGTGGTGGATGGCCTTGCCGCTTCCGCTGCTTCGATAGTGGCTCAGGCAGGAGACCACAGACAGGTTTCTATAGGTTCACAGACAATGGTGCACTGCGCATCCGCCGGCCTTGTGGGCTATTACAACCGTGAGAGCCTTGAACAGATCGACAGGATGCTTGAATCAACGGACAAAAGGATAGCCGAGATTCTTGCAGACCGGACAGGAAGAAACACGAAAGATATCTTAAAGATGATGAAAAATACCTCATGGATGACAGCAGACGAAGCTGTAGGTGAGGGCTTTGCTGATGAAGTGGTAGGTAAGTCTGAGCCTGTAGTTGACAGGGTACAGAACTCCTCAATGTTCATAGTGAACGGCATTCCGCATAATCTTATGAACATGCAGGCACCAATGTTTTCCAAAATCGGCGAAATTGCGCCGGCGCAAATGATATCAGACGGCTCTGAGCCGGTTGGTATAGATAATCCATCAAAATCAAACAAGGAGGAAAAGGGCATGGATATGAACGAACTGAAAGCGAAGCATCCCGATCTGGTTAATCAGATTGTGGAAGAAGTGAAGCAGACGGCTCAGAGCGAGAACGCAGAAGCCGTCAAGGATGCGGTAGCAGAAGCTGTTACAGCAGAGAGAAAAAGGCTGCAGGAAATTGACTCAATTGCTGACAAGATCAGTGCAGAGCTTGTGAATGAAGCAAAGTACGGTGAAACACCAATGAATGCTTCAGAGCTGGCACTCAAGGCACTTCAAAATTCACAGGCAAAAGGTCAGCAGTTCCTTAAAAACCGCCAGCTTGAGCAGCAGGCAGCAGGTGTGAATAACATCGTTCCTGAACCTGTGAGTGGATCAGAGGAAGAGACAGTGAACAGAGACATTGAAGATGGCGCAGCAATTCTTAATGCAGCAGTAAAAAAATAATAGGAGGAGACAGAGATGTTAGTAGAGAGATTTACACCTGACAACCTTATCGCGGATGATAAGCACACACTGGCAACCGGTACAGTCACAGTGCTTTCGGGTGAAGGCAAACTCAAGAGAGGATCAGTCCTCATGAGGAATGCAAACAATAAGTTCGTACTGGCCGACACATCAGCAGGCACCGCAGAGGTAATCCTTTCGGATGATGTTGATGCCACAAACGCCGACGCAGTTGCAAACGTATATGTATCCGGTGATTTTAAGGCAGAGAGCCTTATTGTCAAAACAGGATACACACTCACAGAGGCAGATAAGGTTGCCCTTAAAAACGCAGGCATCTATATCATTGCCGGAATTTGATTAGGAGGACAAAAATGAGCATTAATCTTTACGATACAAGGACACTTCTGGCCGCAAAGGATGTTATCGCACCCAAGGCAACATTCCTTCGCGACAGATATTTCCCCACAGGAGAAAGCGATATTTTCAATACAAAGAAGGTAAATATTGACTATAAGGACGAGCAGAACAACGTGATCGCTCCTGCCGTACTTCCCGGAAAGGGCGGAATCCCGGTAGACAGACGCGGCTACGAGACACACGAGATCGAGCCTCCGCTTATCGCACCTGAGAGAACTCTGAAGCCTGAGGATCTTGAGAATAGACTTGCAGGCGAAGTGATTGGAGGAACCCTTACTCCTCAGCAGAGAGAAGCTAAGATCCTTGCAGATGATGTGCAGGATCTTGGAAGAATGATCGACCTCAGAGAGGAGCAGATGGCTGCATCACTGCTTCTCAATAACGAGTACACACTTAAGCAGTACGCTGACAAATATGGCTCATCTGAGTTCATTGAAAAGAACATCAAGTTCTTTAGCGAGGTATCAAACCCTGCAACCTATACACCCGGAGCATCATGGAGTACAACCTCCACGGCTATCATTTCTGACCTTGCAGCTATGGCAGGAAAGCTTACGAAGAGAGGACTTCCTGCTACAGACGTAATCGTTGCCGGTGACGTTGCTGATGTCATTCTTGGAAATGAGCAAATTCAGAAGCTTCTCGACAACAGAAGGTTCGAACTTGGAAGCGTAAAACCTGAGGCACTTCCTGACGGAGCAACACTTATCGCAGTGCTCAATGTTAAGGGAAGAATTATGAACATCTTCTCTTATGATCTTGAGTATACAGACGAGTCTAAGACCAGCAAGCTGTTTATTCCCTCTGGCAAGGTAGTAGTTACTGCACCTGCAATCGGACGCACAGCATATGGTTCTGTAACTCAGATCGAGGAAAGAGTTGACGATTATGTAACCTACGCAGGAAGACGTGTTCCTAAGGTTTCAACCAATTCTCACGATGACGTAAGGACGCTTATTCTTAAGGCTAAGCCTGTGATGGTTCCTAACGTTAAGAATCCGTTTGTGAGCGCAACAGTTCTCTGATGAACTGGCAAGAAAGGGGCAGGAATTATGTTAGTCAAAGTAAGTAAAAAATATTGCGGAACACTGGGGCTTTTTAACCCCAATACAAACTCAGTAATACAGAAGGATAACACGAGCGCACCGTTTGAGATGGACGATGCGCTCGCTGCATCTCACATCAAGAATGGCATTCTTGTGACAGCGGATACCAATGAGGAAGCGCCTGTTATCGAAGTGGCGAATACAGTAGTCGAAGAGGATTCTGCAGATTATGAAATACCCGAAGAAACAACAGAGGAGATTTCAGAAGAGATACCTTCAGAAGTGCCCGAGGGGATTCCTGAGGAGCTTCCCGAAGATGAAGAGAACCTTGATTCAATAACCGACTACAAGGTTCTTAAGGAGCTTGCTAAGAAGGCCGGGGTTAATCCCGTTGGTAAAAACAAAGAAGAGCTCAGAAAAGCAATCCGTGAAGCAAGAGCTTAAGGAGAGACTATGATTGAGATCACAAAAGGAAGATATGGTTACAAAGCAGAGGACGGAACTATTCAGATTGCTCCGCCTGGAAAGAGGCTTTCCCTCGATAAAGACGAAGAGGAGAGACTTGTAAGGAGAGGTAATGCAGTATATGTAGAGGAAGAGGTAAAAGTTGAAGCTAAGGTGGACGCCCCGGCTGAGAATGAGCCTGTATCCAAAGCTGTTCCGAAGCCGCGTAAACGGAAAGGTAGGAAAGCATGACACTTGCCGAACAGATCCTTGCGGATAACGAGAGCGTATTCCTTGAGCTTGAAGACTTCGCAGAAACTCATAGGATAGACGGAGCCAAGGTGAATATCTCTCTTGATTCAGACAAACTTGATGAGCTCAAGGCCAGTGGTAATACAGCCGTGGATAGCGCAGACATGATGTTCTTTGCAAGAAGCAGGGAAGTCAAGAAAGTGAACCCCGGAGGGATTATCAACTTTGATGGCAAGGAGTGCAAGGTTGTCTACTGGACTGAGAACAAGGGCATAGCCAGCGTGGCAATCCAGAGGAGGGTTGGAAGATGATAAATGTTGAACTCATTGAAGACCTGCGCTGCTGGATTGAGGAAGAGATCGCACCAAGAGTTGAGCTGAAAGTACCTTCAGAAGACGTTGATGATGCTGACTATGAGCCTGAGTTTGCGAATCCGTCAGTCTTTTCTTACTTTGTACCGCCATCAAGCGTAAATGCAGATCTGCCACATGCTCCTTCTATATGTGTGCAGTTCTTGGATACAGAGGAACAATTCAAGGGCATTGGAACGGGAGAAAAGTCAATTAGAGTGAGGATATCATTCATTGTATGGAACCCCGGAGAGCATGTCGTATTCGAACCACATGAGGATATATCAAAGCTCGGCGGAGTGGCATATACGCCGAATACCGAAGGATATGCACGCACCCTTGACGGGTGGAAGGATCTTGTAAATCTTCAGGACGAGACCCTTAAGCATATCAAGGAGACTGAATATATCAAAGGCATGAGGGTTGACCTCGACAAAGGTATTAAATACAGCATGTACAAAGATGAGGAAGATAGCATATATCTATTCTATCCATATTGGCAGGGATATATCGATTTCTCAGTAAAGCTTGGCGCGACAAGAGTTGCGTCTGATCTATTAGACATTTAAAAGAGGAGGAAAAACAGCATGGCTTATAAGCATGGAACATACGGTGAGCGCACCGCAAGCAAGGCTAAATCAGCTGCGCAGGCTGAAGAAGTCGTCCTGTATGTTGGTACAGCCCCTGTCAATCTCATCAGGGGATATGCATCCAAAGGACTTATCAATAAGCCCGTTAAGGTGATGAGCCTTACAGATGCATACAACAAGATCGGTTATTCCGAGAACTGGGATGACTATTCACTCAATGAAGTGACCGACTATCACTTCAACAACACGAAGCACAATATCGGTCCTATCTACATCATCAATGTGCTCAATCCTGATACTCACAGAAAGAGCACACAGACAGAGACAACTGTAACATTCACAGCTGGCAAGGCTTCCTTTGATTCTACAAAGGTAATTCTTGATACAGTAGCCATCGACGGAAAGGTGGAAGGTACAGACTATACCCTCTCCTATGACATGGCAGAAGGAACAGTTCTCATCGATTCCAGCAAGGCAGAAACTCCCATGACAGGAGATGTCACAGTAGCCTACTACGAAATAGATGTTACTGCCATTACCCAGGCAGATATCATCGGCGCTGTAGGAGATGATGGAACAGTTACAGGTCTTCAGGCAATCAAGCTCCTGTACAGAGATTACAATGCAATCTGCAATCTCATTGCTATCCCCAGATATTCAATGATTCCTGCAGTCTACAAGGCAATGGTCCAGGCTGCACAGAAGATCAACGGACATTGGGATGCATTTGTGCTCGCAGACATTCCGCTTGCACACACAACAGTTACATATACACCCGTTACAACTTCAGGATCAGAGAATCCTCAGGAGCAGGGTTGGTATGTTCTTGTTGATGATGAGTATGTGCTCACAACAGATGTGACTGTTGAGGCGGGAACGACCTACTATGAGAAGAACACTACCACAACCGGCATCGATACCATCGAGAAGGCAAAGCAGTGGCAGGAAGAGAACGGATATACATCCGAGATCTCAAAGGTATTCTGGCCGCAGGTGAAAAATGCGGATAAGATTTACCATATGTCCGTAGTATTTGCTGCTGAAACCCTTTACATCGATTCTGACAATGATGCAATACCTTATGTGTCTGCATCAAACCATGAGATCATGGCAACCGGTCAGTACTTTGGTGAGGGAGTAGCAAATCCCGGATTCGACGATCAGGAAGCAAACGCACTCAATGCAAGTGGTATCACCACAATTGCATACTGGGAAGGCGCATGGAATTTATGGGGCGGTCATACCGCTGCATACAAGTACAACACAGCCATGGATGCAGCTGTCATTTTCGACACAAATATCCGCATGTTGATGTTCTGTACAAATGGATTCCAGAGAAGACATGGAACAGAGATCGACCAGCCTCTCACAGTAGCAGCAAAAGAGACTATCAGAATCTCAGAACAGCAGGAGCTTGATATCTTAAAGAGTATCGGAGCCCTTATCGGTTCACCTACCTGCGAGTTCAGAGAGGACGAGAACAGTGTAAACGATATGCTTAACGGAGATTTCGTATGGAACATCACTGTGACAGTAGTACCTCAGCTTAAGAGCGCTACAGCCAAGGTGACATATACAGACGAAGGATTCCAGGCATTATTCGGAGAGGAGGGCTGATATGGAAAAAATGACCGCTATTCAGGGGAGCAGAGTCTATGACGTCACAGGCGGCAAGAAGACACTCGCGCTCGAAGACGCAGAAGTAACACTTCCCGGAATTGAAGCCCAGACTTTTGAAGTAAAGGCCATGGGTGCATATAATGTGCCACTTCCCGGACTCTTTGAGTCCATGGAGATGACCATCAAGGCAACAGGTGCATCAAAGCAGTACGCCAGCATTTCAGGTTTTTCAAGCCGCGAGCTTTACATCACTGCTTGTCAGAGTGAGGTTGCAGCAAGCGGTAAGATTACACCGAAGCAGCTCAAGGCACATGTCATTGGTGTTGCCAAGAAGATAGGCGAGATCAGTGTTAATCCTGGAGATGCATCAGAACCTGAGACAACCTATGAGCTGAGCCACTATGAGCTCTACATCGACAACTTCCTTCTTTGGAAGGTTGACAAGCTCACAGGCGAATGCCAGGTATGGAACGGCACTGGCTATGATGACTATGGCGCTCAGATGGAGCAGATTCTGGGAATCTAAAGCTACAAACAAAGCAGGGCACTCTCTTAACCGGAGAGTGCCTTTTCTTTTAAGAAAGGGACAAAGCTATGAAAGAGACTATTAAACTTATAAAACCCATTCTTCTTGAAGGGAAGAATGTTTCAGAACTTGAATATGACTTTGATGAGATCACACCTGCACTCTTCGCAGAAGCGGAAGCCATGAAAAACAAGCAGGTAGGCTCAGTAAGATTTCAGGGTGGAGCTACAGGCACAATGGAACTTGATTATTCATTCCACCTTTATCTTGGAATGGCGGCCATCATCGCCATAAATCCACTCTATACATTTGAAGACATGCTCCAGATTAAGGGTAAGGATGTTTACACCCTTATGAAGGTAGGCAGGCTTTTTATGACTCCATCGGAAGAACTACCGGAAGACAGCTCAGAAGAGCAATCAGAGACTACTGCAGAGTCTTCCACGATGCCAGCTATGAGCTTCGGAAGCGAAGCATCAGAGGATTTCTGATGGAATATGCAGAAGCAGCAGAAGATATTGGTGAGGAAAACAAGAGGCGCGAAGCAGAAATGAAGCGCAGGATGCATAGGAGATAAGATATGGCAAAAGGCAAAGAAATGGAAGCCATATTAAAGATAGTCGGCAACCTTGACCCGTCGGTGCAGAATGCTGTTAATGGCGCGACCAAGGCAATAAGTGGTATCGGAAAAGGAATGGCAGTCGCAGGAGGAGTAGTAGCTGCAGGAATGGTAGCTGCAACCGCTGCGACTGTTGCTTTCGGCACGGAAGCAGTGAAGGCAGCAGCTTCTTATGAGCAGGCATTCGCGAACGCTTCAACACTCATGCAGGGCACGCCTGAAGAACTGCAGAAGGTATCAGACGAGATCATTGCCGTATCAAATGAGACGGGCCTTGCAGCAGAGGATGTCAGCAACGCGGTATATTCAGCTCTTTCAGCAGGAATAGACCAGGCTGATGCAGTAGCATTTGTTGGAGATTCCGCAAAGCTTGCGGCAGCAGGTTTCACAGACGTAGATACTGCAATGAGTGCGGTTGCAAAGACCATGAATGCATATGGCATGGATGCGTCACACACGGATGAGATTCAGAAGGTCCTGATACAGACACAGAATAAAGGTATCACGACGGTTGGAGAACTGGGAGCCTCTCTTGCACAGGTTACGCCTACGGCAGCAGCTTTCGGCGTATCCTTCGACCAGGTAGGAGCTTCTCTTGCGACCATGACTGCACAAGGTACTCCGACAGCACAGGCAACCACACAGCTCAACTCACTCATAGCAGAGCTTGGTAAGAACGGAACTATAGCAGCCAACAATCTTGAAAAGGCAGCAGAAGGAACCGAGTGGGCAGGCATGAGCTTTGCAGAGATGCAGGCAAATGGCGCGACACTAAATGATGTGCTGGGAATGATGTCAACGGCGGCCAACGAGTCAGGTCTTTCGATGGTCGATATGTTCTCAAGTATTGAAGCAGGTAAAGCAGCCCTGTCAATATTTAATGGAGAAGGCGCGACGTTCCTTGAAAACCTCGATGCAATGACAACAGATGAAGATGTTGTAGGACAAGCGTATGAGCAGGTTACCGATACTTTTGAACATCAGATAGAAGTTCTTAAAAACCTGGGACAGAATTTCATGATAAACGTAGGAAAGAAAATACTTCCATACGTAAAAGATATAGCAGAGAAAGCCCTGCCACTCATTGAGCAGGGAATGGATCAGATCTTACCTATAGTTGATTCAATCATGGCAACAGTAGGCCCTGCACTTGGAAGCATCGCAGATACCTTTATTCCCATGATCATGACAGGAATACAAAACGCAAGCGGACTAATGGAAGGGATGATGCCAACTGTATTAAGCGCAATAGATGGGATAGGAGGTGCCATACAGGGGGTAGCTCCATTTATCCAGGAGATACTTACGTGGGTATTTGATGCTGTAAGCCAGCTTCTACCCATACTCATGGAACTTGGTGCATCAGTAATGCCTGTCATCATGTCAGTAGGACAAGCCATATTCGGAGTAATACAGTCAATAGCGCCGGTACTTTTAGAGGTAGCTCAAGCAGTGCTCCCTGTGGTATCGCAGGTATTATCAGCGCTGGCACCTATAATCACTAACCTGATGTCAGCTATCACACCTATCATATCCCTTATAGGAAATCTGATCAGTGCATTGTTACCACCCATTATCAGCTACATAAATATGTTGATGCCGATAATCACAACAGTGGCGAATATCATAACTTCGACATTATGTGCAGCTCTTCAGTTCTTGACACCTATAATCGAGTCACAGATAAAAACAATCCAGGCACTCGGTTCGATTGTTTCAGAGGTGTTTGGGTCAATGGCAGGAATTGTAAAGGGCGCAATAAATGGCGTTATAGGTCTTGTGAACAAGGCTATATCAGCAATCAACACCATAAGCATAGACCTGCCTGAATGGGCAGGTGGTGGACACCTCGGATTTTCCATACCGGTCATACCGATGCTTGCAAAAGGCGGATTCACAGACGGCATATCTATCGCAGGTGAAGCAGGAACAGAGGCAGTCATCTCGTTTGACAGAGCCTACAGAAGCGCTAACCTTGACTACTGGATGAAGGCAGGTCAGATGCTCGGAGCCTTGGACAGTGATGGTTCTGTAAATTCAGATTCCGCTCTGGCAGGCAAGCTCCTTTCGTTTGATGACTTTTCACTCTCAGAGCTTGCAAGCGGAGGAAATACTTACGTATATGACTTCTCCGGTATGCAGTATAATCCTACGATCAATGTCGAGGGAAATGCCGATAAGGAAGACTGGATGAATGGACTTGAGGAATCTAAGTATGAATTCTCAGACTGGCTTGAAGAGTGGTTAAGGAGAAAGAAGGAGGCAGCTTATGCCTAATATTCTTTATTACATTGCATATACAGCGCAGGCAGGTGACACTTTCGACCTGCTTGCGCTTCGCACTTACGGAGATGATAAGCTTGCAAGCTATATCATCAGCGAAAACCCTGACTACTCAGACATCCTGATCTTCGAGGGAGGAGAGAATCTTCTGATACCGAAGGTTGATGATGCTGAGACTGAGGAAGCTGTGGCTCCGTGGAAGAGGTGATGTATGGGAGTTATTTATAATGGTACAGATATCACAGAAGAGGTGCAGGTTAATTCTGCAGTACATGAGATGAATGCAGGAGGACGTGCTGATACGCTCGATATCGTATTTGATGATACAGATCATCTCTGGAGCAGATGGAAACCGGCAAAAGGCGACACCATTAAATTCTCTGATGGCGGAACATCCACAGGAAAGATGTATGTGTATGACTTCACCATAAAGAATAACAAGGTATCAATGTACGCCTGCAATACACCGCCAAGGCTTAAGGATATTTACTCAAAAGCATGGGAGGAAGTATATCTTTCGCAGATCCTTGGAGAATTGACACCTTCTTATCAGCTCAATGCAATAGAGGATGTCTGGTACAGATATAAGAACTGTGATGTCCAGGCTATTTCATTTTTGAATCAGACTGCAGAACTTGAAGGTGCTGTGCTTGTGATTTACGACGACAAGGTGATGTTTATAAATGAGCAGGCGCTTGAAGCACAGGAACCACAATTTCAGGTAGATTGCGCCGGCGCAACTGTAGATATAAGAGATGAGAGAACTTCCCTATTTGATGCATGCATCGTGAACAGCGGAGAACACTTCGGCCTGTTCAAAGCTACACAGGGAGAGAGACACTACAGACCACAGGTAGTAATACCCTGCGGGTCAGATGCAGAAGCTCACCGATATGCAAAAGCACTTTTACGGATGGCCAACAAGGATAAAACTTCAGTCAGATGGAGGGGACAACTCATACCGGAGATGTCAGCAGGCATAACCATTGACCTCATAAACGAGGACAACGTTCCCTGGAGCGGTAAGATGTACTGCTACAGGGTACGCCATGATTATGCCAAGGCAGAGACAACTATCTATATGAGAAGACCGCTGGAGGGATACTGATGGGAATGGTATATAAAGGCAGAGTACTATCTGTTGAGGAAAATAAATGCAGGGTAGCACCATATGAGGACATAGATCAGGTAACAACAAAGCTTCTTGTACCTGATACCATAGGAGAACTTAAAAAAAATGATGCAGTTGCCTATACGGTATTCAATGATTATTCAGGAGTTATCCTGGCAAAGTTATAGGAGGCGCGTATGTCAACACAGGTTCAATGGGGAAAATTAAAATTCAATGTTAATGGAAGAGTGGCGCATGGTGTAAAGAATTTTGCAGCATCCCTCGAGATGAAGGATGAAAATTCAAAGTGTAAAAAAAAGTATTCAGAACCTGAGAAGGTATCATTTATTATAACAACCCATGTTCTTGCAGGAGGGAATCCCCTGAATGATTACGATTATCTTAAATCTTATGTAGGACAAAAGGGACATCTCAAGGTAAATGAAACATATAAGAAGAAACTTGATAAGTGGCGTGCTGGTGGCGCGAAATTTAAACTTGAAAAAGTTGATATGTCAAATGCGGAGATGGATAACTATGGAAGGATTATAAAGGCTGAGATAAAGCTCGATTTTATCGAGCAGCCCACAAAGAAGACCGGAAAGAAGTCAAAAGTAAAGAAGACGATTCGAAAACCTGCAGAGAAGATGTTAAAAGGTAAGTGGAAATAAGGAGGTTTTATGCTGGCAAAAGGAAATGCAGATCCTCAGGTCTGTGTAGGAAACCTCGTAAGTACGTGGAAAAAAGAGGCATTTTATGGAAGACGGAAAGGCATACCTGTAAAACAACAGGATATGCCTTTTTCTACAGCAGAAGATCAGCTCGTATCTGATACCGAGGACATGATAAATGAGTTTGAGGAACGCGTTGAAGTCAACGACATAACCGTGAACTATGATGAAGAGCTGGGAACAAGTGTAAACGTAGACGTTGAGATTATAAACGAAACACTAGACGAGGAAGAGGAGGAGGACGATGAGTAATATTGATTTTATTGACATCGACTCAAGAACACTCTACCAGAAATTTATTTCGAATGTAGAGGAAGAGATTGGCGAAGACCTTCCTGAAGGCGATGAGAGAAGACTCTATTCAGAAGCACTCGTGGCAGTTCTCGAAGCATTATTTGCTACAGTCAATGATTCATGCAGGCAGAGACTTCTCCGCTATGCCAGAGGAGAAGTGCTTGATGCTCTTGGAGAGAATAGAGGCATCACAAGACAGGAATCAGTAAAGGCAACCTGCACAGTCAGATTTTCTATAGAAGAGGCGATCAGTTCGAACATCACCATACCGCAGGGAACTAGGGTGACATCGGACTCCATTCGCTACTTCGCGACAGACGTTACAGCAGTCCTCACAGCAGGCCTCACATATGTGGACGTTGAGTGCACAGCGAAGGAGGGCGGAGCCAAGTACAACGATATCGCCATCGGAGAGATTAAGACTCTTGTGGATCAGGTACCTTATATCGACACCGTATCAAACACGACTTCCACCACAGGAGGCTCGGATCAGGAGACTGATGATGAATACAGAGACAGGATAAGAGCAGCTTCAGCTGCTACATCTGTCGCAGGACCTAAAGCATATTACAGGTACCATGCGATAAATGCTGATCCAACTATAGCAGATGCATACATTGATTCACCTTCTCCCGGAGTCGTAAGGGTAACTCCTATATGCTACGGCGGTGAGATACCGAGCTCGGACCTTCTGGCGAAAGTACTGGCGAAGTGTTCAGCAGATGATGTCAGAGTGCTTACAGATCAGGTCACAACAGCAGCACCGGATATCGAACAGTATGATATCGAGCTTAAGTATTACACCACATCAGAGGATGAGTCAGCCTGCATAGAGACTATAGAGGGTGACGATGGAGCGATAGCGCAGTACAACGCCTGGCAGTGTTCAGCACTCGACAGGGACATCAATCCCGACAAGCTCAGAGCTCTTATGCTTGCACCTTCATGGGAGAGCGAGAAGGAACTTGTGGGATGTACAAGGGTAGAGATAACAAGCCCGACATTCACAGAACTTGATGCAAGAACAGTCGCAAAATTCTCAGGAACGATGACAGTCACTCACGAAGTGGAGGGCTGATTATGAGATTAGAGAACCTTGATTTCAAGAAGATGCTTCCTCACTGGATGAGGAAAGAAGATTTTGATGTTGCCCTTGCTGATGAGATAACAGACGTCCTGTCAGAGCCCGGCACCAAGGTCAAGACTTTAAGGACATGGGACCAACTAGATTATCTCACGTCAGAGGAGCTGGATGAGCTTGCATGGGAGATCAATATCGACTGGTGGCAGTCATCCTGGGACGTGCAGACAAAGAGGGAAGTCGTTAAGACAGCGCAGGCCATCATAGACAAGCGCGGTACCAAATGGTCGGTAGAGCAGCTTGTCATATCGGCTTATGGCATCGGAGAAGTGACAGAGTGGTTTGAAGATGGAGGGCTTCCTTATCACTTCACGATAAGAACGAATGCACCAAGTACGGAAGAAGGCATGGCGATACTGCTGTCGATGATAGATAAGGTAAAGCCTGCCAGATCATATCTGGATGAAGTGGTATTTTCCGGAGACTTAAGGACAAGAGTATATGCAGGTGTAGGCCTTAGATCTGTAACAAATAACGTGATAATAGACTCAAGGCATGAGACTGCAGAATTCACCCAGCCTCTCATCACCGGGGTCACCATAAAAAATCATACAAAGAATGTAATAAGTTAAGGAGGAGAAGATGGGATCATTCTATTCAGCAGTAATGACCAATGCGGGAGCTGAGCTTTTAGCACAGGCTCTCGCAGGTACCGCTACCCTGGAATTCACTTCGATGAAAACCGGTAACGGTACATATGACGCGTCAGAGAGGACAACTGCAGCCCTTCAGGAGAGGACGGCACTAAAATCCTTAAAGCAGTCATTTGAGTTCACCGGATCAGCAACACTGAGCGATACCGGAATAGCGCTTACAGCCACCATCACAAATGCAGATGTAGTGGAAGGATACTACATAAACGAGGTTGGAATATACTGCAGGAATGCGCAGGTAGCAGGCTCGGCGCCGATACTGTATTCCATAGCAGTCGCAGAGGTAGCAGATTACCTGCCGCCTTATAATGGCTCAGCGCCGACTACGATCACACAGAGCTACTATGTGACAGTGAGCAATTCTGCAAATGTGCAGATCATAGTGGCGGAAGGAGCTTACACACTTAATTACGATGAAGACAACTCTATGCTCCAGCTCCTTCTTGACGGCGAAGTAGTATCCGAGGTCGAGATCCAGGGAGGTGGTAGTCCTACAAAATCCACCCTCACCCTCTGGACAGAGGATGAGAACATGTACGGAGCTACAGGTTCAGTAGTTATATCCGGAACGACTTATAATTTCACGCTTCCTTCAGCAGGCGGAAGTATAAATATAACTGTCAGGCAGACAGGCACCGCAACGATAACAGCTGCAAAGGGTGAGTTCAGCTTTGAAACTACTCTTGCAATGGCAACCTTCGGACCATATAACCAGGAGATCACATCAGGTGATGCTTATGAGATTGACATAACTACTTCCGAGTCAACCCTTATAGGTCAGACAGTAACAGCAACTTATGATACGGATAAGACAAAGACAGCCACGATCTCAGCTCAGGGAGAGGCTACCATAACCATCTATAATTACACAGGCGATGTCAATCTATCAGCAACAGATGGAGACGAGACTGCAACAGCCAAAGTAACACTTGTTAGTGGAACATCCACATATTCCGCAGATCTGTCCTTTGCAAAGATATATGGTATCTCATGGGATGGTTCAAGCTCATCAGCCTGGACAAGGACGGATGCGGCAGAGCTGTTCACAGATCCTGTACCTGCGGTATCAAATGGGGACGGCTCATCACCTTTTGATGACATACTTCCATGGTCAGGTATGGAGATAGTGGATGATGCCACGGTAGGAAAGCTTGTAAAGATACCAAAGTATTACTACAAGTGGACCAAGACAGGCACGGCAATGACACTGCAGATTTCCACGAAGCAGTATGACGGATTTCTCTGTTCCCCTGCTCACGCTGACAGAGGCGACGGGAACGGAGAGAGGGATTATGTATATGTAGGTCGGTATCACTGCGCTACGAGCACATATAAGTCCACTACAGGCGTGGCACCTGCAAATAATCTCACAAGGGCAGACTTCAGGACCAATATTCATAACCTCGGCTCGGATATATGGCAGTTTGATTATGCGATGCTCTGGACAATAAGGATGCTCTATCTTGTCGAATATGCCGACTGGAACTCACAGACAAAGATAGGTTATGGCTGCGGAAATAACAGTGCTGCTGAGAATGCAGGCCTTACAGATGCCATGACTTACCATACGGGTACTGATGCCGCAAACAGAACAACATATGGTCATACCCAGTACAGACATATAGAAGATCTCTGGGGCAATGTATACGACTGGTGCGATGGTATCTATTTCTCTACACAGGATGTGAACGCTATCAGGAATCCTGCGAATTTCTCAGATACCACAGGCGGCACAAAGATAGCCACAAGACCTACCACATCAGGCGTAGTAACAGAATGGACGATACCCGCACAGGAAGGATACGAAGGCTGGCTGTATGCAAAAGAAGCCGTTGCTGACTCAGCCTACAGCACATACGATTGCGACCGCTGCTACTACTTCGCTTCGGACGTGGTGTTGCGCGTCGGTGGTGACTACGGTCAGAACCAGTACCACGGTTTGTTCTGCATGTACGACAACTCGGTTTCGGACAGGGACACGTACATCGGCTCCCGTCTCCAAAAATTACCCGCATAGGGGTGAATTTTTGCAACGCAAAAAGAGGGGGCAGCATGCCCCCTTATTAAGCTTTACCATGCAACAATAAACCATTCATCAGATTTTGGCATTTCCATTCCATAGGTCGGTGTTCCGGTCGGGTGGCGACCACTGCAACTACAACGCTTCGAACGTGGTGTTGCACGTCGGTGGTAACTACAGTCAGAACCAGAACCACGGTTTGTTCTACATGAACGACAACTCGGTTTCGAACAAGAACACGAACATCGGCTCCCATATCCTTGTTTAGGGCTACAGGCCCGGATTTTGTATATAACCATGCTACAGTCCCTCATCTCGGGATTGCATATAGGTCGGGAATTGGATTTGGCACACCTCTTGGTGAAGATCGTGTCGACAGGGATGGGGTTAGTACTCCCGAAAGGGCGAAGGAAAGCTTCATAGACAACAAGGAGATTACCCTGAAATGAAGAGAGTTGGGAAACTTAAAGAAAGGCTTTTGTCTGACGAAAACCTTGGGCTTGCGATAGACACAGTCAACAAGTCACACAGGTGGGTAGGAGGACATCACCCTAATAAGAAAGTGATGTATATCGAGGCCAAAAGGGAAGAACATATAAAGAAGCTCAGAAAGATTATAGAAAACGGATTCATTCAGAAGCCCACAAAGGCAAAGAAAAGATACGACCGGAACGCAGGCAAATGGAGAGATATACATGAACCTGCGCTGTGGCCTGACCAGTACGTGCACCATGCTCTGATACAGGTGATTGAGCCTGTAATGATGAGAGGAATGGATTACTGGTGCTGTGGGAGCATCAAAGGCCGTGGCACTCAGCATGGCATAAAAGCCATGAAGAAGTGGATGAAGAGAAAGAAAGGCATGAAATACTGTGCTGAGCTTGATATCAGACACTTTTATGACAATCTTAGCCCTGAAGTTGTGATGGACAGGATGAGGCATCTTATAAAGGATAAGTTCGTGCTAGACCTCTGCGAACGCATCCTTAAAGACGGAGTGCAGATAGGTGCATACACAAGTCAGTGGTTTGCAAATACAGCACTTCAGCCTATGGACCAGATGATAAGGGATATCGGAGACATAACATATCTCAGATATATGGATAACCTCACCCTCTTTTCAAACAGAAAGAAAACGCTCAGAAAAGCGGTAAAAAAGATAAGTGGATGGCTTATTGAACATGGTATGGAACTCAAAGGAAACTGGCAGGTTTTTCCGACGAAGAGCCGTCTCCCTAATGCGATGGGATACAGATATGGAAACGGATACACTCTCATACGCAAGCGAGCTCTTCTGACAATGAGAAGGGAGATAAAGAAATACAGAGTAAGGAGGAAAAGACACCTACCAATAAGCCCCGGAATGGCTTATGCCATCCTGTCGAGGCTCGGAAGACTCAGACACTGCAATAGCAGGAAAATATACGAATCATATGTACCGAATGGAACACAGAAGTTTCTTAAAAATATCATAAGAGATTATCAGAAAGGAGAACTCACAGAATGGAATACGTTATTGGAACAGTTCAGAGAGGAAAGAGCCACCGCATAATCTTAAAGACAAAGGATAAGCAGCATACTGACCTGGAAGGAAGGGTGACTCTTAAGCAAAAGAGGGGCAACACAACTCTAAGGGACACCTTCACGGTAATTCAGAAATACCAGACAGGAAACTCCACAGACGGATATGCCTATGACTGGTATTACATCGAAGACCACTATTGCAATGAGGACAGGTCAGACGAGGTAAGGGCTGAGCTTGAACAGACAGTCACAGACCTTGAGATCGAATCCATGGAACAGGATCAGGCTATCACAGATAACGAGATAGCCATCATGGAGCTTCAGGAAGCAGTTGAAACCATCACAAGCGCAACATAAAATCGCAAGAACGTGCGAATAAGTAAGAATAAGTAAGAATAAGGAGGATTAAAAGCTATGGCACAGGAACATTCAAAACTTTTTGAGAAGTACAGGTCAAGGTATGAGAGAGGCGGCTGCACCAAGGCACAGCTTAAAAGGATAGTAGCGCTTGGAGCCCTTACAGCAGAAGAGTATGAAGAGATCACAGGAGAGGACTACGAGACATGAGAAAACAGGAACTTGAGAAGAAGGTCAGGGAGCTTGAAACAGAGCTGGCAGTCACAAAAGTAAAGGCTAACACAATAGCTGCACTTACAGACGTCACGAGATTACAGGCGGCGATAATAGACCATCTTTACATGGTTCTGTGTACGGTAGACGGGGGTATGGTGGACGACAATACCCTCGCTCAGATGAAGAGGGCAGCGGAGATAACAGACTATTACACATAAGGGAGAACGGAAATGACAGAAAATATCATTATTGCTATAATCGGTCTTTTGGGAGGCGGAGGACTGACAGAACTGATAAAAACCATACTTGGGGTGAGGTCACTCAATCAGAAGATATCTGGCCTTGAAGCGAAAATCGACAAGAATGAGGCAATAGCGGCAAGAGTCAGGATCCTCCACTTCTCAGATGAGGTCATGCGCAAGGTGAAGCATTCACATGAGTCCTTCGACCAGGCTCTGGAAGATATTGACGTTTACGAGGACTACTGCGAGAAGCACCCGGAATTTAAGAACAATAAGACGGTTCTTTCAACACAGAGGATAAAGAGCATTTACGACAAGTGCATGGAGGAATGTAATTTCCTTTAATGGGAAGGGGTGGCCATGGGTAAGAAGATAAGGACAAAAAGACAGTGGCTCTGGGAGTTCATTAAGAGGATCGTCATCATAGAGACCTACATCTACGTAGCATCG